AGCTTGAAGACTACATAAAAAGTCTACAAGGCAACATAAAAAAACTAAAAAAATAATTATATTACAGATATTGCTGATTTTTTAGTTTTACGTGCAACACGTTTTTTAGGATTACCTTCGCTTAATGTTGTTTCAGATATTAATCTATCATTATTTGATGATGATTCGTCTTGTGTATCACTTGCACCTGCTTTAATAGTACTTGATTGTATATTATGAATTCTATTTAAAATATCTTTTACCTGTGTTGGGGCTCTAATATCAGGCATATTTGCGTTTGTAATTACCTGTGGTTTAGAATTTGCTGCTTGAGGTTCATTAATAGAAAAATTTCTAGATTGCTCATTAAATTGATTATTTGGTTGATTATTTAATTGTGATTGAAGTTGATTAATATAGTCTTGTTGTTGTTTCATTTGTTGTTGCATTTGTTTTTGTATTTGTAATTTAGACTCAGACTCTTTTTTTTTATGTTCTTCACGTTGGCGTTCAATATTAATTTCTTGTTGTGTCATAAATTGAGAACTTTCTGTTTTACTTGGATTAATTATTTTACTTAAAAGTCCTGGGTTTGATGCTAATATTGAATCTAAACCAGGTAATTTTGATGACTGTGATTTTGTAAAATGAAAAGCACCGGCAGAAGCTATTATTAAATATAATAATTTAATTTCTGGTGCCATCTTTCTACCAGAACCTTTATATTTTTCATATATTTCTTCTAAAACATCCTCCCATGAATCAACTTCTAATTGCATGTGATCACCCCATCCAGATAAATGAAAGTCAAATGGATCATATTTATCATTTAAAAATTCAATTACAGAAACTGCTTGTAATAAACCCCCTTTAAATATTTTAACTCCATTTCTTTTATCTGCAAAACTTTTTAATAATTCAAATTCATATTCCATTTCTTCTAAAGATGAATTAAAATCATATTCTTTTGATAAAGCAAATCCTTTTGTTTTAATTTCACATAATTTTCTAAGCATTTCTATTTTTTTAAGTCGTAATTCTTGGGGTGTTAATTCTTTTTTTTCTGTTGGTTTAATTTCAGATGTTGAATGTACATTTTCTTTTTTATTTATTGTTTTTTCTATTTTTGGTATTTTTTCAGTTTGTTTTGGTGATATACTAATTTTTTCATATTTTTCTCTTGAATCGGATATTTTTTTATTATCAGAATCAGAATTAGAATTAGATGTTGAATTAGATTTTGAAAATGCACTAGATTTTAATTCTTTTTTATTTGAACTGTTTGATTTTGTTGATGATTTTGAACTTGCTGAATCGCTATTTTTAAGTAATTCATTTAGTTCAGATGATTCTGATGTTTCATTAAGATTGTGTTGAATTGTTTTACTCGGATTAGCAATCATATTAAAATAATAATCTGTATCTGTTGTTTGTTGTTTTATTCCACTAGGTACATCTTCAATTAAATTATCGCCTCGTGAATTTTGATAATTAACTTTTATTTCTGACGAAGTTTCGGTTTCTGACATTATAAATATAAAGATTCTTTCTTTTAACTTAACGCAATAATAAAAATTATTTTAGAGTGGTGCGTTAAGTTAAAATATTTTTAAACATTTGAAGATTTAATTTTATCTCTTAATTGTTGAAAATTTATATAATCTATAGTTAATACATATGATATTGCAATTAGTATAGCAATAGATGGATTTTTATTACCACTAACAAAAATTAAAAATAATATAATAATTCTAAATATTACATTATCAAATAAATTAAATATAAAAAGTGGAAGTTTTGGACCTTGAAAAGGTTTACCGATTCCAATTCCTGGAATTTCTAAAGAAATACCTGTACCTAAAATAGATATATATAATCCAAGTATAACTGTAATAATAATAGATACATTTTTGTTATCTAAAAAGTCTAATGGCATTTATATATTTATTTAGATAATAAAAAATTTAAATTATTTTAATTGTTATATTGTCTCATATCTTTTATATTATAACCATTTATAATAATATTTTAATTTAGAAATTATTATCTATCATTTTACAATATAAAAAATGAACTATTGTTCTTTAGAAGATGCATGGGGTAATAGTAATCGCATGTGTAGCCAATATACAAATTATATGGATGAAAAAAAAAATAATAATAATAATAATAATAATACACTATCACCTAGTTGTGCAATGAACGACTATAATTCAAAACCAGAATCATTAATAAAACAAAATGTTGAAAAATATACAGATATATCATATAAAACACCGTACACATATCAGAATAAAATACTACAAAATACACCAAGACAATACGATGATCACATTGATGAATTAAATAATTGTGATGATTTTATAAAACATATTCGTAGTTGTAAAAGATGTCATAATAAAATTAAATATTATTTTAAACCAAAAATAGTAGAAAATATTCAAAATATTATTGAAGATAATAAGGATACTATTGTTTTAATATTAATTGGAATATCAATATTACTATTTTTTAATTTAATACATAATATGACTAAATCAAATTAATAATTATTTTTCTGACGGTGTCCATCTTATTAATAAAATATTAGGTTCATAAAAATCTGTTTTAAATCCATTTAATAAAAGTTTATCCGTAATATATTTACGACATTCTTTATGTGAATATATTGGTAAACCAACTAAAAATTCAGGCATTTCATACCAAGTATGATAAAAATTACCAGAACTTGCAAAATATATTTTTTTTTCTACAATTTTATATATTTTCTCAAATGTTATAAACTTTCTATCTTCTCGTTCTTTTTGTTGCTTAATTAGTTCAGATGCTTTAACCATTATAATAGATAATAGATATTTATTATAAAGATAAATTTTTATTTATCTTTATATGAATTATGATACTTTATGTATGTCAGGTGGTGGCCTTAATGGATTTGCATTTATTGGTGCACTTGAATATTTAAATAATACTAACTATATTAATATTAATTCTATAAAAAATTTTGTTGGTACATCTATTGGATCAGTGTTTTCATTGTTATTAGTATGCGGATATTTACCATTAGAATTAGGTGATTTTATTATTGATTTTAATTTTACTAAAATTAATCTCGATATATCAATTGAAAATATTTTTACAAATTATGGTATTAGTAATGGTGAAAGAGTTGAATATATAATTAATTCATTTATTAAAAATAAATTTAATATTGATAATATAACTTTTAAACAGTTATTTGAATTAACTAACAAAAATCTTATAATAATTGGAACAAATTTTACAAAATCACGTGAAGAAGCATTTTCATATAATAAAACACCTGATATGTCTGTTGTTACAGCTATAAGAATATCAATATCAATACCTGTATTTTTTACCCCTGTTTTATATAATAATGATTATTATGTTGATGGATGTATTACAAATAATTTTCCACTTAAATATTGTAATGAAAATACAACAATTGGGTTATATGTTCGAATTAATAGTTCTAATAATATAAAAACAATAATTAATATTATTTTAGGCTGTCTAAATATTATAACTGATACTATTAATAATAAAGATATAATTTCAAGCAAAAATATTATACAAATTGATTGTAATATACCACAAAAAAAATTATCACAAACTTGTGAAACAAATAATTATAATCAGATAAAAAATGAAAATGAAAATGATAATAAAAATGAAAGTGAAAATGAAAGTGAATGTTTTCAAAATTTTATTAATTTTGATTTTACAACTGATTTTAAACTTAAATTAATTAATTTGGGTCAAATATTCGCAAAGAAATTTGTTGAAAATCAACCAATAAATATTTGTAAAAATATTTTAAATGAAATAATTGATAAAATAATTTAATAATCATTAAATTTTACATTAGAAAAATCTGTTGGTTTCATATTTTTAATTAAATCTGTTTGAAATTGATAGTCTTTCATTTTATTATCTATTGATTTTTTTAAACTATCATTATGTAAACATGGTTGTAATGTAAATGCACGATCTAAACTTGAATATTTAACATTTTGCACAGAATCTTCTAAATAAAGTTTATCCATATCCGTTAAACTTGTATAACCATCACCAGTTACATATGTAGATAAGTCACCTGTTGATACATATTCGACAATTTGATCTTTAAATTTACCATCAATTTTATTATTTTCAAATTTCATATTAAATTCTTTATCGTTATTAATATCTTCTTTTATTATATTAATATCATTTCTTTTAGTTTTTAGTTTTTCATAACGGTCAACAACTGATTGTTGAGTTGTATCAATAAATGATTGATTATTATGTTTTTTATTTAATATTTCATTTTTTGCTATATATTCATTTAAACATGCTTCTTTATTACTAAATTGTTGTTCAATATCTTTAATGTTTTTATTAAATGTATCCTTTAATTCTTTAAAAGTATCCGCAGAAGTTTGTAGAAAATTATTGTATTTTATTCGTGATTCTTTATTTAATAGAATCTGATTTGATAATATAATATGATAATAAATTTCTTCTTCTAATTCTAAGTTTTTATCTGGATGAAATGTTTTAACAAGTTTCATAAAACTTTTTTTAATTTTATTTTCCGGTGCATCCATTGGTACATTAAGTATTTCATATAAATTATATTTTAAATTATTAAAATCTATTTCTATTTTTGACATTTTATATATAATAATATATTAAATTTGGTTTAAATAGTTTTTAAGTAAATCAATAATATTTTTTATTTATCTACATTATTATTGACTTTTTACTATTTTATTCATATGTTCAATTAAAGCAAATGATGTGCGTTCACCATTATATACCATTGGATTTTTATCATCAATTATTATAATTATATATGGATATCCTGGTACATTAAACTTACTTGCTAATTGAATGTTTTTTTCATCACTGTCACATTTTATATCTAATGCTTTAATATTATCTATTTTATTATTACTAATATATTCAGAAAATTTATCCCATTCAGGTTGAAATCTTTTAGACCATCCACACCAACTAGTATTAAAATTATAAATAACAATATTGTGTTCTTTGTTATTTGTACTGCTTGCAAATGGTTCATTATTAATAGTTTTTATTTCTTCTGTTGATTGATTGCATTTTTTATTAGAAATATAATAAATACTATATAAAATAACTAGAGTAATTATTAACCATACCCATATAGGTATTTCAAAAAATTTATTATTTAATTTTATCTTAACAATATTAATATATTCTAATATCTTTTGTGTTTTAGTTTGATTCATTTTAGTTTGGTCTGGATTAGTTTGATTCATTTTAATTATTATTATATAATAATATAGAAAAAATAATAAAATATTTAAAAAAATCTAATTATTTTTTTCTATACTATTATATATATATAAAATGTCAAATACTAGAAGTAAAGATCTAAAATTAGTTCCACTATTTGGTAAATTAGATGATATGCGTAGTAAATTATTTATTAGTGCATTAAGAGAAGCATCTGATAAAATCAGAGGAAGCAATTCTTATAAAGCAACAAAAATAACTAAAGCTGGTGTAAATTATGGTATACAAGGTAATATATATTTATCAGAAGTTACATATCATTTTAAAAATAAGTATTTTATGAATAAAGATTCTACTATTGGTGATGATGATATTCATCCAGAATGGAAAACTTATTTAAATAATATTAATGCTCGTATTGATCATACCGTATATACAAAGATACCTACACCTACTTCTGATATAGGAAAACATATTATTGATTTAATTGAATCTGTTAATGGTATTGCTTCAGTAGGTAGTGAAGAAGAATTCACACAAGAACTTATTAAAATGTTAGTAGAATCTGGAACAAGAAAAATGCCAGATGGTACCATACAACCTATTGATATGTCCAGTCCATCAACGTGGACAAATATAGAAAGTGTTACTTATTATAGAATTGAATTGATACTTACTAAATTAATGATAGTAGATAATACTCTTTATGATAGATTCAATACTTTAATTCCTCCACCATTTACTTTAATGACTGGTGCCGATAGAAACATTGACACTATCCCATTAGAGAATAAACAAGCTTATAGTAATTTAATTATGAATAGTTCTGGTAGACGTCTTCTCGACAATCAACTTAAATTTAATCTAAATTTAACTAAATATTGGTTACTTGAACAATTAGATGAACATGTTAAAAATGCAAAACAGCCTATTAATAATTCATCATCCTTTTTTGACAAAGATACACCAGCTGTACAAGAACAATATTTCCGTAAAGATGGTAAATTATATACATTTGATAGTGATGGAAATGAAGTACATGTCGATGTAACATCTGTAGCATATAGAAAACTTTCTGATGACTCGACTAAATGTTTAGATACGGGTTTTAAAGATTCGACATCTGGACCTGGCCAAACTTGTGCTGATTATTTACATGATTGTTTACAAGGTAAAGGTGTTGAAAAATGTAAAGCATTTTTACAAAATCAAGATTTCTGGAAAATTACACAAGACGAAGTTAATAATATGTTACCAGTTAATGCAGTAAAAACTCTTACATCATTTGGATTTGAGTTTTATTCAACTTTTGATGCTGAAGCAGGACGTAAATTTAAAAAAGTTTATGATGTAAATAAATGGATTGAGAATCTTGCAGAAAAAGCTAAATCTGGAACTAGTCCTGGTTTATCAATTGCAGATGTTGAAAATATTACTAAAAATTTAAAACTAACCGGATATCTAGGAATGATAGTACATAAAATAAATTCAAATCCAGCTATATTAAATGATGATTATGTAGGACCTAATAATATTAATCAAATAAATTCTCAATCTTTTGATACTACTTTATCTAAAATTGGTCTTAAACCACGATATGCTGTACAAACGTTATCAGTTGGTGACATTACAAAATTTCAAAATGCTGTTACAGATAATTATCGATATATTAAAGCTCTATTTAGAATCCCTGGTGTTGGTAGCAGTATTTTTAATGCCGGAATGTCTGGTCGAATGGTAGGTGGTGGTACTGACTTAATTGATACATTTGAAGAAAGATTATCTGATAAAACTAAATATATTAGTCATATTATAGCAAATCATCATATTAGTCTAAATAAAAGACTTGAAAGATTTGGAAAAAAAATTGATACAAATGATCAGAAAAAAATATCTGATTTAATTGATAATCTTGCTGAAAGTGAAAGTAAATTATATAAAGCTAGTTTATATGCAGAAAAATATGCACAATTACTTGAGCTTCACGGAAATAATGATAGTACCAGTGTATTAACTTATGATCATTTAAAAGAATTTGTTGATCACCGCAATAAATATTTTGATCGTGTTTCTAAAAAACAGCTTGATCTAATAAGTATAATTAGATCAATTGCTGAAGCTGTTAATAATGAAACTTTACAAAAATCACAGAAAAAATCACAGCATGAACCGGTTGATATAGAAAGTATTAATACACTATTACTTGGTTAAATAATAACAAAATAAAAAATAATAATATTTTAATTAAAAATAATTAAAATATTATAAAGCAACATATATAATATAAGGATAATATAATGGGATTAGGACTTTTATTACTTGTTTCTGTTGGCAAAGAAAATCTTTATTTATCAGCACAACCAGATATTACATTTTTTAAAGTAGCGTATCGAAGACATACTAATTACTCAATAGAACCAACACCACAATATTTTAAAACCACGCCAGATTTTAGTAGAAGATGTACTGTTAATGTTGCAAAAAATGCTGATCTAATTGGTTCAGTACATTTATATGTTGAATTACCTTATATTCAATTAGAAAATGTATCATCAGTTAATAAACAATTTGCATGGGTTAATAAGATAGGTTTAGCCTTAATTAATTTTATTGAAATTGAAATTGGTGGTACAATTATTGAGCGTCATTATGGTGATTGGTTGAATATTTGGCATGAAATTACAATAAGTACAGGTCATAAATCAGGATACAATAAAATGATTGGAAATATTAAAGAACTTACAGATTTTTCACAATCTAAAGCATTAACAAAATTATATATACCATTATCATTTTGGTTTTGCCAAGATTCAGGACTAGCATTACCATTAATTGCATTAACACATAATGATATAAAAATTCATGTAGATTTTAATGATATTGATACATGTTATAAAACATCACCTAGTTATTTTATAACTGTTAGTGATAATTTTTGTCTTTTAACACCAGGTGAAAAATTTTATCAGTCTTATCAAAATTCAAAAAATATAGGCGAATTTATTTATTTCGACCCAATTAATCTTTATTTATATTATAATCAAATTAAAGGAAAAATTATTATTCCAGAAACACAAAATGATATAAATTATGTATTAACTGGTGAAAAATCTAATTTTACTATTAATATTAAACCTAATACTGTTGTAGTTACTGATAATGATTATTTTAAATTTAATAAACCATCATTGAAAGATTCGTATTTATTAATTAATTATATTTATTTAGATAATTTTGAAAGATTCAATTTTTTAAATAATTCTAATGAATATTTAATACCAATTGTACAAACATTATCAGATCAAATTGCATATTCATTAAATGTATCATATAAATTACCATTTACAAATCCTATTAAATTTTTAGCTTGGAGATGTATATTATTATCAAATTCAAATTTAAATGATAATTTTAATTATACAACATATCCTTATTCTACAACTGAAGAAAATATTGTTAACACAAATACACTTATTATTAATTCAATTAATCGAATGAATCCAAATACAACAGAATATTATACTTATCTACAAAAATATCAATATAAATTAAATAGTACACAAAATGGAATTTATTTTTATTCATTTGCTTTAAGTCCACTTGACTTACAACCATCAGGTAGTTTAAATTTTAGTAAAATAGATGATGCTTATATACAATTTAAAATGAATAAATTAATAAATTATCAAAATCCAGTAATAATTAGATGTTATGGAATTCAATACAATATATTTAGAACATTCCGTGGAATAGGTGGATTACAATTTAATATTTAATGATTATGATTAATTTAATTTTATATAAAAATTAAATTAATATTTAAGAATTAAGAATTTTGGGTTACCTTTATAATTTTCAATGAATGATCATGAAATGCTGCTATTTCTAGATTTAATATATTCTTATTATTTTTATTTTCTTTAAAAGATTTATTGGCATCAAATTTACCAACATTAAATATTTTATTATCTTTTATACCATATATAGTATTTGTATCTGGATGAGAATGATATATATGGGTATTACATGTAAATAAAACATCATAAACATTTTTATATTGTGAAAGTAAATCTGAATTATAAACACTCAATGTATGAGTATGACCAAAAATACCACCATTACCAGTTGTAACAGTATATGTATTTAGTATTCCTTTTAATGTAACTTTTTCTGGACAACGGAAATAAGGCGGTAGTACCCAAATTACTAGAAAAATAATTACGACTGTTAATATAATAAATTTTAACATATATATATATATGTTAAAAAATTTATATGTTTTATTAATTAAATATTTATAGCTTGTTAAAAAATTATATCCAAGCTAAACTTGATAGTCCGCTCATAATTCTTAATATATTATATTCTCTAACAACAGTTGATAATATATACGGTGATGATTTTATTATAGCATTTGATGTCACTATTATTTGTGTATCATCAAAATTTGTAAAATTTAAATGCCCTGAATGTTGACTATCTAATGGATATAATGAAAATGTATATGTATAATAACCTATAGGTAATGAATTTTTAAATTTTTGATATGGTATAACATTAGTAAAATATGTATAATCTTGTTCTGCAAGAAGATTTGCTCCATTTGCTTTAATTAATAATGAATTAATTAATGATTCTTGATCAATAATAACTAAATTTGAAAATTGGTATTTTAAATACATAGTTAGTGTATATTCTTTTTTACTATCAGATAATTTACTCAAATACTTATTTTCAAAATACATCAAATATTTAAGTAAATCATAATTTGAATCCCATATATTCCAGTTACTATATGTATTTATAATTCTATTTATTTGATCAAAATTGTCAAGTTTATTACTTGATGTTATATAATTTGATATTTCTAATGAAATATTGCGTATTATTTCAATATCTATTGCATATTTCTTTTGTTCATTTGATGTATATATTTTTGATACAATTAAATCTAAATAATATTGATAAGCTATTGTATATTGTTGAAATTTAGTATCATATTTTGTTCTTTTAATTGGATAATAAGTTATATTTAAATTATTAGTTGGCTTTGTTATCATATGTATATCTTTAATAAGACCGCTAAAATTTTTCTTTAATACTGTTTGTTCATCTGTAATAATTGTGTCAGAATAATTTTTATAACGATCAATAATATACTCGTGACTATATGTTCCAAATAATTCTCTTTCTCGTGTATCCAATAAAATATAATCTGTTATTAATATTATACTAGCTTGTGGTATTTTTGTAAATTGATAATTAACACCAGATAAATCATTATCTAATACATATGTAATATCATTTAATGTATACTCTAATCTTATTTCAGTATATGGCATAGCAATAGTTGGAATAGATAAACCACCTTTGCAATTATACCAAAATATTAATGGTATATATATTTCCCATTTATTATTTACAAAATATAGTTTACACATTTTATTAATTTGATTTTTTCTTTCTTCTGTTGAATATAAATGATAATCAATATTAAATATATTTTCATTTAATTCTTCAATTAATTGATCATTAAAATACATAGATATTTTAGAAAAAAATTTGGTGTAATCTTTCCATACCGGTTTAATTATTTCTTGTGACTTTATATACGAAATAGAACTTGTTTTTTGCATATTTTTATTTTGAATGAATGTATCAGTATAAAATAAGTTATTTAAGGTTGTTTTATTATAATCTATTAAATAAAATTTTGATGCTAAATCTAAATGTGTTGTATTGGAAATTATATACTCGTTTACTTCATCATTCATAAATAAGTCTATTGAATCTGTTGCTGTTTGTTTATAAAATTGTGCATACTGTAACATCTCTTGATAATATGTTATACTTAATAATGGTTTAATATCATATGTATTTGTTGTATAATAAAAATATTGACTTGTATTAATTATAAAATCTTTTGGTAGTGATATAATATAATATTTTTTGTTAGTACTATAATATGTATCCACTATTTTTGCAACTATTCTCATATTATTAGATATTAAAGTTATAGTTTCATTTTGTATATTTCGTCCAAAACCATTTAATGTATTAGTTTCATTAGATATTTCAATTTTATATAATATTTCATCAAATTTCTGTCTAGTACCAGAATAAGGCATATAATAAAAATTTGATAATGGACTATATTGATTTTTGAAACCAATATTAGCTGTATATTTTCTGTTTAATTTCGGTTTAAATATGAATCCTATCTTATCAACAAAACATTGACATAAATCAATATTATTTGTTAAAGTATCTATCAAATTATTTGGTATAATAATAGTTAAATTATTATTTATTATTGAAAATTTTATTGTCTCAATATAGGTTGTATTTATAGTATAATATATATTATCATCAATTATAAAAATAAAATCAGATGGAATTATTATTGTTAATATATTTGTATTTGTATTTAATGTATATTTAGTATTATCTAATGTCCATATATTTTTCTGTATAAAACCATAATTTATTAATTCATCTAATTTATAATTAGTTATAGCTGTAAAATATGTTTTTCCATCTAATTGATTAATATAATTTACTTCTTGAGGAGTATATTTATTATTATCATTTGTATATATATATCCAATAATATTTGAACATAATGAATTAGTTTTTTTAATATAATATAAATATTCATTACTTGGTGTTAATGAAATAATTTCATTATAAATGTTTTGATTTATTCTTTTATTATGAATTATTGTAGTATATATTATATTTTCAGGCATATTTTGATTAAAATAAAATACTAATTTATTATTACCATGTGAATAAACAAATAATGGTGTTATTACACTTTCTGAATTATTTGTTAATAAATTAAAATCAGTCGCATTAATAAAATTATTATCATCTTGTATATATGATATATTATTAAATGGTGGATCTAATTCATATTCTATTAATTGTATAGTACTTGAATTTGATTGTTGTAATGGTTTTATTTGAGTTATTATATTTACTGGCATATATATATTAAAAATATGATCTAATTTTGATACAATATTTGAAAATATATTAGTTGATGTTTTAATAAAATAAATAGAATTTTCATAAAATAACAAATGTTTAACTTTATTGATTTCAATATATGTATTATTAGGTGTATATAATTTATTAAGAAAACTTAAAATACATTTATATTTTCCAAGCGGATCATTAATTATATTTACTGTTACTGTTACTGTTAATGTTAATAAAATATTTTCATTTATTATTTCAAATATATCGCTTGTATTAATTGTTGATACAGGTAATAATAATGCAAAATTATATTTTTTTATCAAATTTTCATTCACAATTTCATTTGTAATAGTTATTTTATCAATTGTTATTTTTAATCCTTTATAATAAATATTTTCTATATATTTGAAATTATCATTTGTTATATTATAAAACGTTGCATTATATATATAACCTAAAAATTTCGTAGATACAATATTATATTTTGTCTTTTGAACTAATACAAAAAAATCTATCGGTTTTATATTATAATTAGATGTAAAATTTATTTGATCATGAAATATTTCAACATTATTTCCTGATATATTTCCTGATATATTCCCTGATAAAAAATCTAATGTATATGTACTGTTTTTAAGTATTTCATCGCTGTTAACATTTAATTTATATTTATAAATAGGATTTACATTTAATGTATTTTTAATATTAATTATAGATTCACCGGTTGGTTGTAATTCTGTAGCAAAATGAATAGTAACATCATTATATGGTGATAATTTCCAATATTTTGCATTTGCATAATTTGCTAAACCATAATATGTAATATTAATCTTTGAATCAATTTCTATATACGAATATATATTATTAGTTTGATTAGTATCTTGTAACATACTATTAGATACTACTGTAATATTATCTGTAAATTCTTTATCTAAATTAATAAAAATTTCGTTATCCTGATATTTTTCCCATATTTTTTCTAATAAAAATTTAATTGGACTATTATAAAAATATTCTGGATTTTCTATTAATGGTTTTGTAAAATTATTAAATAATTCAGTTAAATTATCTCCTAATATTCTTAAATATCTTAATAATTTACATATTCTTACTCCTAGATTTGGTATAGTTAATGTTTGTATTTGATTTATTGTTTGATTTGAATTAATCCAATATGCAATATGTTTAAATATTTGATCATAATTGTTAGATGTACGATATACTTGTGTATTGTCAATATTACATGTGTATTCATTACTTAAATAATATACTATTTCTTGTTCACCGTCAATGTTAATTAATGGTGGTGATACATCATTATTAAATATAATATTATTTCCATCAAAAAATACATTAAAATTTTTTATATCTTTATGATTTTGTAATAATAAATTTATATTTTCAGTTACATTTAAAAAAAAATCAGGTTGTGATATCCAATTATTTATCTGTGATATTATTAATGGTTCTATTATTTTTATATTTTTATAATTATCTAAATAAATTGTATTTGTATTGATTGCAATTATAAATTGTTGTAATATATTAATTTCATTATTTGTAAGATAGCTACTAATTGTTGTATCCGTAATATATGTTATAGGGTATTGATTAGAATTATCATATTTAATTATTTTTTGTTTAATTAATTGTTGTAATGATATTGTTGTTTTAGCAGAACTTAATATAGACCACGTTTTCCAGGGTTTTAAATAATTGTAAATAATATTTGTATCTATATAACTATTTAAAAATAATTGTTGTCTTAATTGTTTAACATCTGTAAATAATGTAGAATTATTTAAAAAATTAGATACATCATCAATTGTATAACTTGTTAAAAATTGCACCATATAATAATCATTGTTAATTTCAATATTATCATCATCAATAAAATTTTTAGTAGATAATATATTATTACTATTATCAAAATCAGAAACTGGTAAATATAAATCTTTTATTTTATAATTTTCTGTTGTATTTAAAATTAAACTTGAATTATCAATTAGTTTAAATTTATATTCTGGTTTATCAGGATTTATTTTTGATATTAATATATTTTGTACAATTTCCTCTGTATTTAAAACTTTTGTATTAATATATAAATCTAACAAATTATCATTTAATTTTTTATCACTTTTGATTTCTTTAGTTTGTTGTAATGATTGTACTAAATAATTAATATTTTTAGTATATATTATATTAATATTATTTATATATGTATCTGATTCTAATGTATATTTATTATTATTTTTTGTAATTATATATGCATTCAACAAATTTGTATCAGTGTATACTTGATTATATATACTAGTATCAACCGTAATATTATTTTTAAATATTATATCTTGATAATATCTGTTATCTGTTTTACGTAATTCATCACTAAATGTAATAAAATATTGTTTAATTATTTCAATCGGTTGTGTATTATTATTTGGTATTTTATTAACTTGTACAATTTGATTATCACCATATACAAAATTTCCATTTTCATTAATTTTAATTGAAATTAATTTATTAAGTGTATATAAATATGATGATAAAAATAACGGTTTTGTATATATCTTAATTTTATTTCCATCTTTAATTTTAAACAAATGTATTCTTTGAATATCAAAAATACTTTTTTCACATAGTAAAAAATATGTACCAATTAAAGTATCAAAATTACTTATAGTACCATCTGAATTTATCATTCTATAATTATAAAAGTAAATATTTGTATATGTTGTTGAATCTATTTGATTTTCTAGTTCATTCTGTTTTATATTTATACCGTATTTAAATATTATTGGTTTTGCATTTATGGTTTTTTCTATAAAAATTAATTGATCATTCTTAAGAGCACATCTAACAACTTCAATATATGTTTGTGTTTGTAGTTGATCATAATTTGGTAATTCAATACCATAGTTATATCTAAATTTATTTAAATAAAACAATGATGTTTCTAATGATTCAGACGATGATATTATCATAAAATCCATTGAACCATTTGAAACAGTATTTATTGATTCAGTTAAATATAAATAATAATTTCCACCATCATATTTTATTTTTTGTATAGAATTATAGGTACCACATATTTTTACAGATTGATTATAAAACCATGTAAATGTTGTTATAAAACTGGTTGGATCAATAAGTTTAAATCTTTTTTCTATTGGTTCGTGTTCATAAATTACATTAATTTTAATAGGATGATTATTGGTTAAACTTGATGTAAAATTTGTTGGTATAGTCATGTAATTATTAAAATTTGCTGTATAATTAGTATCCCAAAATAATACCCACATATATCCAGATAAAATGTTACTATTACTATTACTATTAACATATATTTTATACGAATTATTTTCAGATTCTATCAATATAGTTATATTATTTTTATTTAAATTAGTTATTTCATTAACATTGATATATTTAGCATCAAATGGTTGATATGGTAAAATAAAATTATAAAATGTATTATTGTCTAAAGTTAAAGTATCTAAAATATTTAAATTAAATATAATTTCATTATCTCGTATATTATTAATAGTAAATATAATAGGATTAGTATTATCTTGTACTAATAATATTTTATCTCGTATTTTAAGTTTAACAAAATTATCAAATAAATAAAACCGTTTATTATAATGTAATAATTTAAGTTTTAATGATTTTTCTGTAAATTTACCATATAAATATGTTGTTTGGATTTGTGTTGTTGTTTGTGTTGATATTAATAATTCATCATTTTTATGATATATATCACCAATATTTAAACTTTTTGATGTTGTAAATTTCATTATATTTTGTTTATAGAAATTAGGTAATTCTTTGTTATTTTTAGTTGAATAAACACCAAAAGTATAATAACCATTATTTTCAAAAGTTAAATTAGAACCAAAATTTGTAATATTTAATTCACATTCCGTTTCATGTCTTATTGGTTCTAATTCATAAGTATCATCAAAATGATTTAATCCCTTAACATAAAAATAATTTAAATTAATACAAATAATTTCATCTTGTTGTAAATATAATTTATCATAGTCTGTAATTTTATATAATAAAGGATTTATTTTGATTAAACAAATTTTATTTTTTACAAAAAATGGATTTTGTAATGATGTATATGAACATAATGAAGAATTATTCATAGCTGAAATTGTATTAAATGAATTTAATGATGATATATTATTACCAGTTCTATGTTGAATAATATTATGTATTTTTTTGGGGGTAATTGGATCAAGTAATGTTAATATAAAAAATGATGCTTTATCATGTAATATAGATAGGTCTGATGTTTTATTAATATTTGGTGTACTAATTGTATATACTTGTGATAATGGTTTAATATTTAATAAACTATTATAATTTAATTGTTTAATTTCATGTGTATAATCTTCAACATTAATATTTCTTGTGTCGCAATAATATTTATAACAAATTTTTGAAATTAATATTGGTGATTTTAATTTAATTGTTTGTTCATTATTATTAATAGGTTGATCTATACCTACAATATTTTCATTTAGTAAATTATATTTATTATTTTCTGAATATAACATTATTGGATTAATTTCACCATCTATATTACAATATATTGGTTGTTGAATTTGAATAGTTATAGTATTAAATAAATTTGTATAATTATCATATATTGTTGAATCATTTGTAAATAATAACCATAAATAAATTTGATAATTTTGATTTTCATAGGTCACTTGTATTTTACATAATTCATATTGAAAGTTAGTATTAATTGGATAAAATGTTGTTAAATATATTTGATTTGCATTATTAATACTAATATAGGGTGACAATGATTTAAATGTAATAGTTTCTGTTGAATCTATTATTGTATCAATTAAAGTATTAGAAATATTTGTATTTATTACAATATATGATTTATAGTCAATATTTAATACTTGTGATGGTATATTAACATATTTACTTATTATTAGTCTCATATATAATTTTACATTAGTATTTGTATATGATCCTAATATTAAATCTGTTGTTGTTTCTGTTTCACCATTTACATCTATTGTATTATTATTAAAACTATTAATATCATAAATTTGGTGTGAATAATTTGATTTAAAACTAATATTTTCAATTGTATCAAAATCAAAAGCTGAGTTTAAGTTTGAATTTATTATATTTTTAGATACATAATTTTCATTTCCACTATTTGACGTTTTATTTGATTTAATTAATTGTTTATTATTTGTATTAAAATGGGCATTATCAATTAAATATATATTAATATTTCTAGTTAAATTATCCGTACCTACCATGTTTTCATAATAAGATATAACATTTACTGTTTCGGTTGGAATTATGATATTATTATTAATTGTATAACTAATTTTTTTGTTTGTATTTGTAAAAATTGTATTACCAGTTTCATAATAATATATACATTCATGAATAATATTATTTTTTGTTATTCTAACCATATAATAACAATATTCTGGTAATTTCATATTCTGTAAATTTTTTATATTACCCATATTATCAATAGAAAAATCATTATTACATGTATATTCTATTAAATTTAATGATGATTGTGGTAAAATCCATGTATGATAATTACCAATTGGTATATTATATTTTAATATGTTTTGTTTTTGCATCATATAATGTCTATTTAATTCTAAATCAACAAATAAAACATAATTTAATTCAGGAGTATCTAATAATAATTTTGTATAATTAAAATCAATAAAATTAGAATACGCATAACTTGAATAAATTGGATCTTTATTATATGATATACTTTTTAATGTCATACTCGGTTGTAAAATATGTGTAATATAAGAGTTTACTGAATCTAATTCTGATGATGCTGTTGATTTTTTATAAATAGTTAATGTTAATGTTATTATTGGTGAATTAAAAATTAGTTTATTAGATGTAATAATATTTTCTGATATAATATCTTGTGTTTCTGGAATATATATATAATATCCTGATAAAAAGCTATTATTAAAATTAGGACCAGTTTCACCAGTCGGACCAGTCGGACCAGTTTCACCAGTCGGATCATCTAACATAAAAATATCTGATGAACTATAATATGTTGTTATATCTTTTTTTAATATATCATCTTGTTCAATAGTTATATCTGTGTAATTAGTATATTCATTTGATTTTGGTGCATACCAGTTTGCTTTTTTATATTCAGATATTTGTAAATCTTGTATATTTAATATTGATAATGTATTTATATCAGTATAATCATTTAAATATATTAATTGTTTAAAAGTTAAATCAATTGTGTTATTACAACAAATATATAAATAAAAATTAGTAGAATCTATTTTTTTAATTATACCATTAATTAATTTACCATCTATATAAAATACTGTTGTTAATAGTTCTGGAAATGATATTGTAACACCTGGTGATACTATTTGTAATTTAATGCCATATATATGAATAGTTGAAATCAATTTAGTAAATTCTATAGTTTTAGGTGCATTACCAATTTTTTCATTAATTAATTCAACAGGATTAATAATTAAACAATCCGATATTATATTTTTAAATTTATATCTATTTATTTCAGTATCTAATTCAGCAGTATATATTTTACCATCATCAAATTTAAATCTACGTATACTAGGTTGATCTGTTGTAAAAAAATTGTTTGATGTATATATATCATCGTTAAATATAACATTAACATTAATTGATGTATCTTGAATATTATTAAAATCTAAATTATAATTTATAATTCCACAATAATTAAATTTATCAGGTTTTTCTGATATTGTGTTTGTTATTAATAATTCAGAATTAATAAAGTTATCTTTATTTTTATTATCAGTATATTCCAATGTTGATATTTCATTATTTGTAATTGAAAAATTATTAATTTGTTTTATATTATTTTTTTGATCTACAATATTAATATTATGTATATTAGTATCAATAATTGGGTGCAATGTTGTTATAATAGTTGAATTTGAATAATCATAAAAGTTATTAGATATATTTTGATTAATTTCGCTGATTGTCATATATTCATTTTTAATATTATTTGGATTAGATATATTTAGATAATCAATATTATCATTAACATATTGTAAATGGTTTGTAAATAATTCAGATACATTTTTTAAGTATAATATCAAATTATCTGATAATCTATATTTTGATAAATAAGATTTATATATAGGTGATAATACCGTAATATTATCTTTTTTAATAAATGTTAATGTTGATAAAGCTTTTTTTTCATAAATTACATCATTATCAATTAATCTTAAATTATTATATTGATAACTCATAAAATCACTTTGTACATATGGAATTAAATTTGTTGTGTTTGAATATGTTTGATTTATATTAGATTGTCCAGTGGTATAATATTTATAATTAAATAAGTTAGAATGTTTATTTATTATTGGTATATTTTTAAAAATACTTTTTGATAAAAATCCATATATCGGTGATTCGCTATTTAAAAAACTAACTAATGTGTTTACATATTTATTATTTATTGAATCAATTAATTGAATAATTTGCATGTAATCATTATTTGACAACACTTTATCATATACTTGTATTAAATTATCAATAAATGTAGGATAAAAATTGGTTTTTAATATATTTACCGGAGTATTAAATTCATCAAAAGATGGATTAAATGTTGATTGTATTATACTATAATCATTAACAAGTGTTGTTGTATTTGTTTGTGTATTTAATGAATAAAATGATGATGAATTTCTAATAAAAAATTGCTGTGTACTTAAAGGTATCATATAATTTATTACCATATCATTTATTGTTATTATAGATGTATTATTTACTTTAAAATTAATATTATAAAAATATAATGATTCTGTATTATTTACTAACATTATAAATGGTTTATTAAATATATAATCATTTAAATCTGATAATTGTTTATTATTTATATATTCATAATCTGTAGTATGTGATATATAATTATATAAATTTGTTACTATACCCGCTATTTTAATTTTCAAAATAGCATAATTTGCATAACTAGATAATAAAGTATTCACAACATTAAAAAATGGTTGTTCTCGTGGTGGTTTTGTATTATCATCATTATTTGTATTTGTAATATAAAAAAATGGTTTTATATATTCAGGACGATTTATTAAATCATTATCAGATATAATATCACAATAATAATAATTATATATACTTGTAATTGTATCTAATAAATAATATTTATTATCATTTACAAGTGTACGATAAATACGAAAACTGTTATACTTTTTATTTTGTATTTCATAAAAATTAATTAAATATATAAAAGAGTTATCAACAGTTGTTGTAATATTACTATCAATAGCTATGGTTTCTATTAATGTTTTTGTATTATATAATGATATTTTATATTTATATGTTCCTAATGATAATTTACCATTTGGTGTAGAACCATCCTGAATTGATAAACTTAGATCACATAATTTAAATACTGATAATTGTTCACATGATGGAACTAATTTTATATTATCATTAAAATTATTTGCATTATTTGCGTTAATTAAATAATAAAGATAATTAGAATTATAATTATAATCTAAATTTAAATTAATGATACATCTATCATTTATATTATCTATATTAAAATTATTTGAATTAATTATTTCATATGGATAATCAAATATTTCTAAATATATTTCATTAATATTATCATACATATTTGGTAATGTAATCGGGTTTCCATTTGTATCTTTCATATAATATAATGGTAAAGTGTCATCTTTTGTTATTGTTACTAATGTTTTAGTAACATTTGTATTTATATTTGGTAATTTATTTAATTTAATATTAAGCCCGTTAATATATTCAATGCCTAATTCATCATCTTGAATATTATCAATAAATGTTGTATTTATATTATCTTCTATATTTAACAATAATAATAATTCATCTGAATTTACCTTTGTTCTATAAATTTTACGACCTATAATATTTTTATTATCTGATATTGGTAAAGTTATAATAATAATTTGATTTCCTGTTGATAATTTAGTAATAGTAATATCTTTAATAGGACTTATATCGGATTCACTAGTTAATGAATAATATGATATTGCATATTGATATTTTCCAATTGGGATAAATTTTGTATTATTTGTAAGTGTCGGTGTTATAGTAAAATTTTTAGGGTTTACAATTAAACTATTATTTAAATAATTTATTGTTAATAAAATTAATTTTGTTGAATCAAAAAGATCATCAATTAATATACAATCATTAGTTGTTGTGTTATATAATGTGTTTGCCTTTACTATATTAAATAAATTTAATTGATTATTTGAATTTTTTGATAATATGATGTGTTTATTAGATGTATAGTCTGATATATTAGATTCATTAAAACTTAACAATGGTATATAATTTGTATATACTACATTTAATGTAATAATATCATTATCTTCAAAAATATATTTTTTATCAAGTGTAAATACTAAATAAATACTATTAACATTTAATTCATTTAATATAATTTCATAATCAATAGAATTAAATAAAATAGGTGTTGTTTGATTGTTTGTTTGAGATGTTTTTATTATTGTAATTATTGATTTAGTATCATAATAGTTATCGTATTTAATTATTAATTTATTTAATCTAGAATCTATTTTTATTCTATTTATATATGTAGTTGTAGTTGTAGATGTTGTTGTACTATAATTTAAAGAATTTTCAGTAATTTGATAATTGTATTTATTAGTTATTTGTAATTTATTAAAATCTTTATTTTCATTTATTTGTGTATCTACAGATGTAATATTTTCTTTTGTTATATTATATAAATTTTCTTTAAATTTTATAAATGAATTATTTCCAATTGACATGTTTCCAATCCAGCTATTTTTATAAAACATTTCAATCCAAGAATTTCTAATTTCATTACTTGTAATTATATTTCCTGGATTAAATGTAAAATAATATGATAATTTTCTTGTATTTGAATTAGTAAAATCAGGATTTGTCTGTATTTGTTGATAAATATCAATAAATTTTTTATATAATCTATCAACTACTAAATTTCTCCAAAATATTATAAAAGATTTTATAGAATTATTTATATTATTATTGTTTATTATTATATTTAATATATCTTCAGCTATAATTGCAAAAATATTTTCTAAATTTACAGGTGTTAAATTATTCATTTCATCTACTAAATCTATATTTACTTTTTTTAATTGTGAATATTTATTAGTTTCATTTATTAATTGTTGTTTATAGGAATCAGAATTATAATAATATGTTGTTTCTATTGTTGTTGTACCTGTTGGACCAGTTGAACCTGTTGGACCAGTTGAACCTGTTGGACCAGTTGAACCAGTATCACCAGTTGGACCAGTTGAGCCAGTATCACCAGTTGAGCCAGTTGGACCAGTTGAGCCAGTTGGACCAGTTGAGCCAGTTGAACTAATAATTGGTATATAATAATATGGTTTATAATAATCATTAAAATTTAATTGATTATTTGGAACTGAATAAAATCTACTCATAAATGTTTTTAATTTAATATAAATATTTTTTGAGTTTGATAAATTAAAATTATTAATTAGATTAACAATATAATTTTCTATACTAAAGAATGTATTAAATAATTCATCTAATATTATGCTATTAATATTTTGTGTATTCAAAGTATCATTAATTAATGTATTAATATTATTTTGCCATTCAATTTGATAATTAACTTTATCAATAATATTAATATTATTTATATCGTTATTATCTAAAACTTCATATTGTTTCCAAAATGTGTAAATTGATTTATTATCGGAATATAACATTTTATATATTAATAAAATTACTAGTGGTGTATATTTTAAACAATCAACTTTATAATTATCAAAATTTTTAAAATTATTTATACAATAATTATAAATTATATCAGTTTCATACACATCTAGATTTAAAATAGAAGTAGAAAAATCATTTATATATTCTATATATCTTTCTATTTCAGTCTTTTCTATTATATTACCACCTTCATTAACTTGATTACTATTTGTAGCAAATTGTAGATATAATGCATTTTTATAATAAGAATTTCTTGAAGAATAAAGATAAAATATTTTAAATCTTAGTTGTTCATATAAATTATTATAACATTGTTTGAGTGTTTGTAATGAATCTATTAATATATCTTCCGTAGTATTTGATAAAAAATCAAGCCAAAATTGTTCCCAATAATTTGATTCAACTCTTAATAATGTAATTACTGAAGACATATCACTTTCTTTAATATTATAGTAATATACATTATTATCTAAATTTGATAAATTAATATAATCTGGTAAAAGTACCGGTTCAACTAATGTTGCTTCAATCTTTGTTAATATTGATTTGAAATTACCAAGCATAAATAATTTTTCTGGTATAATGTACCAATTATTTATAGAACCAGTAGGACCTGTAGGACCTGTTTCCCCTGTAGGACCTGTTTCCCCTGTAGGACCTGTTTCCCCTGTAGGGTCAATATTATTTATATTTAATACAATACAATTTTTATTCATATATGTAATAGTTAATTCATTAATATTATAGTCAGATTGTATTACTTTTTTATTATTATATGTTTTAATAATTTCAAAATATGGAATTTCTAATTTTAAACATTGATTGTATAATAAATCGCCGTTTTTTTCTAATATTTTATGACTGTTCTTACCAAAATTTAAATTGCCAACATGTCTATTATTTTGACATAATGAAAACATGGTATGTTGTCGATATACTGTTTTAAAAAAGGTAATTTCAGGATTTTGAATAATTGGTGAATCTTGAATTCCTGTAGTTATAAGTTGGATTAAACCTCCACCCATTTTTTACTTTATTTATATATTATAAAATAATCTTTAATATAAAATAAAAATTATATAATATTGTATAATGAATTATTATATTAAAGCTATTTTATTAGAAGGTTGTGGTTATTCAAGTAGAGCTAAAGAATTATTAGAAAGAAATAATATTAAATGTGAAATAATTAATATTAGTTCTACAGAAAAAGATAAATATAAAACTGATAAAATTGATACTTTTCCACAAATATATTTATGTAAATATAATACTGTAGGAAATTTATTATTAGGTGGATGTTCTGATTTAGAAGATTTTATTTCTAATTTTAAAGGAAACACATATGATGATGACAAAATAAATAAGTTTATAAATAATTATGGTTGGATAAAAAAAGTAACATTAAGATTAATACAACTTATAAATAATAGTAGTTAATAAAGTATTAAAAATTAGGCTATAAGAACATAACTGTCAATAGTATTTTTATTTTTAATTCTACTGTATAATAATGGATAATTCATATACAAAATATTTAAAATATAAAGAAAAATATATAGTTTTAAAATCACAATTTGAAAATAATAAAAAAATAAAAAAATTAATTGGCGGTGGTCCTATTAATAGATACAGTAGTAATAGTGATATAATAGATGATTTTGAAAGGATATATAAAAAGGAACAAGAAAATCAATTACCAGATCCTTTATTATGTACATCTTCTAGTAATAGTTCAATACTACCACCACCATCTCCTTTTGGTAGTTTTTTTTCTGGATTACAATCTTCTAGTAATAGTTTAGGATTACAATCACCATTACCATTACCACCATCACCACCATCACCACTATCACCACTATCACCACCATCACCACCATCACCACCATCACCACCACCTTTTAGTAGATCTTCTAGTAATTCTTCTAGTAGTTCTATTGGTTCTCTACCAATGTTACCAATGTTACCATTAGTTCGCCAAACAGCAAACGCATATGTGCCACCAATTACAATTTCATCTGATCGTATCTATTACGATCTAATATATGACAATTCATATAATATAGTAGGTTATAAATATAAATATCACGACGCTGATAAAGAAACAAGATTTAAAAATTATCTATTAGAAAAAAATATTAATCCTGATCGGTTTGATACACCAATGCAAATAGTTATAAAATTCAAAGATGAAACAGCTTATTTTATTTTTTGGCCTCATATGACTATTATGGATATAAAAAATAGAATAATTCAATCATTGAATTATTATAATATGCCTGCTAAAAATTTCTCCAATACCACCAATTATACAAATTATATCAATAACAATACTGTATTTCAATTTACAGATTTTTTTAATGAAATAAATATAAAAAATAAAAATATTAAAAATAAAAAATTACAATACGATGATATAACGTTACAATATGCAAAAGATTTAGATTTATATGATAGTGATACAATTTTTAGTCATAAAATGTTTGCTGGTTCAGAATTAATATTGAAAGTTGATTTCAGTTAAAACTATTTTGCTTATCAAATGAATGGTTAATAAATAAAATTAATTAAGCCTAGATTATAAACACACCTTTTTTATAATATACACTATTTTTATAAAATAACAAATAAAAAATATGCAATAGTATAAAATACTTTTGTATATTATTTAAACAAACATAATTTTTCCTTCATTATAAATTCCAACTGGTTTAGAATCAATATCATAAACAATACCTTTTTCTTTTTGTTCGTAATAATATTCTTTGCCCTCAAATACTAATTTATCTAGTAAATCTTCTTCAATAATGCTATTTTCTTCAACAGGTGTATCAAAATTAGTTTGTAATAATTCTTTGGTTTTAAGATATTTTCCTTTTATTTTATTAAAATCTAATCCTTCACCATTACATACAGCAATTAATAATTTTATTTTTTCTTCTGTTATATTATTTTGATATTCTTTTTTAATATTTACTAAATCTGATTGTATTTTATCATCAAGGTGATTTATAATATCAACAAAATCAGTTTGTAAATCTTTTAACCCTTTAAGTTTTCTCATTAAATAAATTAAATTATTAATGAGAATATACATTAATTTCAATTTTTATATAAATTAATTTTATATGAATTAAATCAAAATTTAAGAATATACATTAATTTCTAATTTTTATATGAATTAAATCAAAATTTAAGAATATACATTAATTTCAATTTTTATATAAATTAATTTTATATGAATTAAATCAAAATTTGAGAATGAATCCAACACATTTTTTCATTTGCATTATTTATTATAATATAACTTGCATTTCGATTGCACATTATGCATTTGTCTTTGGTTACTATTGGAACTAGTAAATTTGTATATGCTGTTATACTGACTGGTTTTTTGTAAATCATAGATTCTATTGTCTTTAACTTTATTTCTATTATATTGTAATTTATATTTATTATTGGATAAATATATTGATTCTGTTCTTGTATTTCTTTGAGTAGATTTTGAATTTCTACTATAATATGTTGATTCATTATTATAATTATTTTTAGGTTGTTTATAATTATTATTCAATTTTTCAGAATATTCATCATAACATAATTGATTATATATATCAATATCAATATCATTATCATTATTATTATCATTATTATTATCATTATTATCATTATTATCATTATTATTATTTTGGCTCTGTTCCTGATTAGTGTCTAGTATATCTATATCGAGATTAATATTATTAAAGTTTTCTGATTTTCCACAATCAATAATTTTACTTTTAATCCAATAATCTATATCATTATCTCTAAACAACTGCAACATACCTATATACATAATTAAAATAAATTAATTAATTATTTATATATTCAATTTTTTACATGGTTTGTAAAACAAGCATATATAAATAAATTAGTATATATGACAAGCAAATATAAATAAATTAGTATATATGACAAGCAAATATAAATAAATTAGTATATATGACAAGCAAATATAAATAAATTAGTATATATGACAAGCAA